AATCATTCCATCGGGGATTCCGCCTAACTCTTCAAACAATATTTTATCTGTCTTATCCCTTGCGATATTCTTATGGTGCATCCTAAAAGCATAAAAGAATAACTCGGGGAGTTTTGTCATAGGGAAGTTCGCTACATCGTCAAATTTGAATCCTCTTGATTCTGCAAACTTTACTGATTCTCTGTTAAATTCAAGTGTGTACTCTTCTTCGTTAGATTTGATAATAATAGGTTTCATGTTTTCTTCTCCTTCTCTTTGAGGGGAGATTGCTCTCCCCTCCTTCACTTACTTTATGACGAAGCACTTGCCCAACCTGTAATCTTGTTGGGTACTACATATCCGTCTGCTTCTACAACGGAATCTACATCCATTCCTTTAAGTCCTAATTCAATCGGTGTACCCGAGAAGAAGAAGGAATCAAAATTAGGAATTGATACCTCGAACCATACGGCAAGGTCACTCGCTTTTGCGGTAGCATAAGCACTTACAAGTGAGTTCCAAGCGGTCTTAAAGGATGTTGTCATATTAGCGGTAAATGCTAATGCACCACCTACATCTCTTAAACCTGCGATGCTTCTTTTCCATACAAGGTCGTCAAATGTGGTAACATCCAACTGTGAAGGTTCTGCGTTAAAGTCGGGTGAGGACTTAATGTCGGGGATAGCCGTATAACCCGATGTGGGCATAGACCCTTTTGTGGTCTCGGCTTTCCATTTCAACTTAACTCCTGCTGATGAAAACTCTAAAGCCATTTTTTATCTCCTTTCATTTCCGATAAACTTGAAAAACTGTATTGTCCCCTATCTCTTCGCCTTTGGCTATTACCGCCTCATAACGAGCAACGATACGGAAGATAGTTTTATCATAGTTCGGAACTTCGTTTTTAAATGTTCTTGTGAATTTGATGTTTTGGAATGTATCGTCTACCAAGTTCATTATCTTTTTAGCCTCGGTTCTTGCTCCCTTGGCTTTATTAGAAAATACATTGACTTCGTACATTACCTGTGCATGATGCTCTTTCAAGCAATCATCCTGTGTTTTTTTATAGGTGTAGTTGTCGGCTTCCACTATTGATACGCAAGGGAATGAAGAGGGAGAATTTGTGTACTCCGAAGTAACATACACACCCGAGTATTCTGTTTGAACCGCTTTTGTTATAGTATCAACTACAAGATTCTCAACATCTATCATTTCTTAAATACCTTTGTGGCGACTTCTACCGCCTGTTCTTTGATTTGTTTAGAGGCGAAGTAAAAACCTCTCATTGGTAAAGTTCCTTGGTATTTGACACCCTCGTGAAACCAAAATTGATGGTCGGGACTAAACATTCCTAAACCTTCCGATTGGGAATAACTCCCTGCAAAGATAGGTGGAAGTCCTTTAGCCTCCATACCCTCTGTGGTATCTTCGGTGTAAATACCTGTTCCAAATTCGAGGAACATTACATTACTTCCCTCTGCTATAATCATACTACTGTTGCCATTAACTATGCAAGAAACTTCGTATTCCTCGTGTGATGCAAAGTACGAATAATCAACAATCTCTTCTCCCATAACAGTTAGTTCCTTAACGATTTCCTCCACCTTTTGGGGTAATTGGTTTCGATAAGAGTTTATCCTGCTAATCGCTTTGTCTATTGAATCGGGATTTAAGATGTTTATTCTAACTTTCACTTACATCCACCTTCCTAATGGCATATACTACCGAATTTAAGGATTTAGCCTTTGAAACAACGAGATAATTGTAAGGTGTTATCGCCGAGCCTTGGTATGCTTCCTTCTCGACCCAAGCAACTGAATTTTCATCAATGCCAAGGTCTTTGTCGGAAACAATAGTTTTAGAGTAGTTTAAATCCGTACCGAAAAGGTCTAATGTAGCCTCTCCTTTGGCGGATGATACATTTACATGAACTTCCGTAGGAGTTGTGTAAGTTAATTCATACTCCCCTGTATAAAGCCCATCGGAATCTGTTATCACACTCCTGCCTGTGTAATTGGCTATATAGATTTTCTGTTTGTTTCTCTCTAAAGACTTCATCGTGCCACCTGTACTACTTCCATGAGTAAATCTTCATCGTTTGCCGAATCGTAACTCCTGTTTATTCCGTTCTCGTTATGAGTGACTTCGCCTTCGCCTCCTCGTCTTAAAATATACCTCGAAGCAAGTCTGCATTGAAGCATATCATATTCAGTAGGGATTGAGAGGCTCTGTCCTTCTTCAAGTACGGGTCTCCTTATCGGATATAATCGAGCGAGGATTGCTTCCTCTGCTAAATTAAGATAAACAGATATATCCGATGTACTCATGTTTGGCTCATCCGCCAATATTTTTGTTGTTGCTACTTTTCCTTCTCTGTCCATAGTCAACTTCCTTTTTCTCGACTTTCTCGACTACCTTTGTTTCGGGTTTGGGAGAAGGCTTTTTCGCCTTCTCCACGATGTGTCTATGAAGTAACATACCCATAGCATTTCTCCTTATGATTTCTTTGCAATCTTGATAGCACCACTTGCATTGTAAAGGTATGTTGCAAAGTGAACTGAACCTGTGATTACATTAGCAAACTTCAAGATGTCTCTATCTGTTTCTACCATAGCACCTCTCTTTAAGATAAGACGAAGAGCCTTGGGCTTAACGATATAGATGTTACCGCTTGTTTTAAGTTTGTTAGAAACGATAACCTGACATCCCTGATATTCGCCAACCGCACCCTTAATAGCGATTTCTGCGGAAAGTTCGGAAGCAGGAATCCAACATCCGTTATCCTTACCTGTCTTACGCATCTCTGTGTAAACGGCAGGGGGAACAACGGCGGTCTTAACTCCGTCAATGTCCTCTCCAAAGAGTTCAAGAGCATCAATGATGTCTGTATCTTTAGGAGCAACTGTTGAAGCGGATGTCTGATATGTCATAAGAGAACCGATTGTACCAAGAGTATTGAGCATCTCATTGTCGATACCGCTTGCAAGTGCAAGTGTAATCTGTGCTACGGCTTCTCCTACGGGGTCTCCGAGACCGCTTAATACGGCTTCGTCTGTGAGTTCTACACCCTGTGCAATCTTATGCACCTGTACGGATGCGGATGAAGCGGTAAGTGTTGCAACTGAAAGTGTACTTGCTTCGCTTAAAGTAGAAGCATCTCCGATGTAGTTCCATACGGGGAAAGTCAAAGTGTCGCCTGCTCTGCCTTCGAGTGTATAATCAATCTCTGCAAGGGGAGCGAATACCATGTTATCTACGAGTTTCTTCTCGATGAAGTCTGCAATAACTTCGGGGTTAATTAAATTAGGTCTTAATGTGGTTGTAGCCATTTTCTTATTCTCCTTTTAATGAATCATACAGTTCTTTATTGGATTCATAGAGTTTAGTTCTCTCTGCGATTCCCATTTTCTCGAACTGTTCTTTTGTTACTTCGGGAGTTACCGAACCACTTGCAGGTCTGCGAGTGGAATCCATAAGTTTAACTTCCGTCTGCTTATCTCTGTCCGAGATAAATTTACCGAGGTCGTCAAATACAGATTTGAAATCTCCGTCTACTAAAGCATTGGCAGAATGGTTAGCCAATTCCTCCGAATAACCCTTCTCCAAGAAACTTGCCTTATGTTCGGCTACCGATTTTTCTTTAAGAAGTCGGTTAAGAAGTTCCTCTCTCTCCGCTTCTTTTTCTTTTCTCTCGGATTCTAACTGTTCCTGTTCGGTCTGCTTTTCCTTCAACTGTTTCTTGTAGTTGGAAGCCTCCGAACTTGCCTTGTTAAGTGCTTCTTTGAGTTTGGTTACTTCCGAGGTGTTAGGCTCTTCGACTTCAAAGCCTTCCAAAGCCTTTAACTTCTCCTCCGCACTCATGTTTTCATAGCCTTCGATTTTGTCTGTTATTTTCATCATTTTTCCTCCTTTGCGGTTATAGTGTTCTCTCACTTTTTGCGAATTTTTTAAACTTGCTTCTCTGCAAGTGATATATTTAGTTGGCATATTGCCAAATATAACCATTAAGAATAATTCTTAACTATCCTTGTTAAAAACTGTGAAAGTGTTTCCTGCTCCACTCTCATTCCGTTTGCGTAAGCATTAACTCGACATATATACATCATTTGTGCTAAATCGTTAATGTTTACATTCTTATAAGCCTCTTTAAACTCGTTATAGAAGTCTGCAAAGGCTTTCTCCGCCTTCTCAATGATTTCCTTATTCTCGGGCTTTAAAGCATCGGGTCTTTGGAAATCATAATAAGAATCGACTATTGTTTTG